ATGCGTAAGTGGGTCGTAGATAGTATGGATATCGATACCGTTGCCATATTTAGAGGACTATACGATAATATGAATGAATTTGTAGTACCTGCTTCTATACCTCAATTGATTCTTATACTTGCTGACTATCAGTATAAAGATTCGTTTGTGGCTGATCATGAGCTTAATACTGTTGCTTGTATGACTGAGATTATGGCTAACGTGGAGTTTGTCTGATGAATCCTTTTACCTATCTTAATAGTATTAACTTCTCTAAAGAAGATGTTATGGTCGATGACGTTGCTGAGAAAGGCTATAACTCTTTTCTTATTAATCGATCTATGTCATACTTCTATGATACTGTTGGTATTGCAAACGTAATGAATCGCTATCATCACCTGGATAATAAACTACAATATCACTTTCTTATAAATATCATTCGTAAACGTAAAAGATTTTCGAAATGGATGAAACCAGAAACTGAGAGTGATATTGAAGTGATTAAAGAATACTATGGATATAGCAATGATAAAGCTAAGCAAGTACTATCCCTTCTATCACCTGAAAATATAAAAAGTATAAAACAGAAGGTGAGTAAAGGTGGAAGAAAATAATATTGTAGAATGGCAACCTCAAGACATGCTCGAGGTGGTCTTAAACGAACCAGATGATTTTCTAAAAGTAAGAGAGACGTTGACCCGAATAGGAGTCGCCTCTCGTAAAGATAAAAAATTATTTCAATCATGTCATATATTACATAAGCAGGGACGATACTTCATCGTTCATTTTAAAGAGCTGTTTATGTTAGATGGAAAGAAAGCTAATCTCGAAGTTAATGATGTAGAGCGTAGAAATACTATCACAACATTGCTAAGTGATTGGGGTCTTGTAGAGATACAAGGAGCAGCAGATCTTAATTGTGCTCCTCTACGTCAAATCAAGATCATCCCATTTAAGGAGAAGGCACAATGGGAATTATGTCCGAAATATAATATCGGAAATAAGTAAACTTTTAGTTGCTTTCTAAATAAAAAATACTATATATAATATAGCGATGCAGAATACTCTGGTCGCATATCAATCTTGCTTGCTCAAAAGGAGATAACAATGACAGGCTTACATACACTATTCCCCCGATCATCTTTCGTAGGTTTTGACCATCTGTTTAATGAACTAGAATGGACAGCTAAACATGCTCAAGATCATTATCCCCCACATAATATTATTAAACAAGGCGATGAGCAATATCTCATTGAATTGGCTATTGCGGGATTTACTAAGGAAGAGATCTCAGTTGAAGTTAAAGATAGAACTTTGACAGTAAAAGGAGAACACGTTTCTAAAGGGAGAGAATTTATCCATCGTGGCATTTCGACAAAGAAATTTAAACGAACCTTTAGGCTGTCTGAACATGTAAATGTAAACGGAGCAGATATTCAGGACGGGATTCTGGCAATTGAATTGCAGTATGTCATTCCTGATGAAATGCGTCCTCGTAAAATCAATATTGGTCAAACGAGGAAAACAAATGACACAACTAATACTACTACAAGCCAGCTTCTTACAGAAAGCGATTAGCTCTCTGTTAGATCTATTTAAAGACTTAAACTCATCACGTAAGGATATATCAGAAGCTAGAAAAACTATCAAAGAGCTGAATAAGCTTACTGATAAAGATCTAGCTGATATCGGCCTATGTCGCGGAGACATCTGGAACGTCGCTCATAATAAGACTGACGGTTTAAGGAGACGTTTCTAATGACTGAAGCAGTAATGAAATATGCCTTAGCACCGGTGGGTGGATTCTTTAGTGGATTTAACAGCTTCTTCCTATCAGTAGGAAAAGCAAGAGCAGCATCTGAGCTTCATAGATTGGGTTACCATGAAGAAGCAAAGTATCTAATGCTGACTGACAACGAAGACTTGTAAATGTCAATACAACTATGAAAAGGGGCTGTTGTGGCCCCTTTCCCCTTTTTCAGTTGCATACTATATCGATATATACTATAATATAGTTTGTTGACACTAGGAGGCGTCATATGAACTTTTATACAAGCGTAAATCGATATGGTAATAGTATTCTATACAGAGGAATAGAAGATGGAGAACGTGTAGCCAAGAAGGTAAAGTATATGCCTACTCTATTCGTTAATGCATCTCATGAGACTGGATGGTATAATCTACAGAATCAACCTGTGTTACCTAAGACGTTTGATACTATGAGAGACGCTAAAGACTATATGAAGCAGTACGAAGGAGTAGATAATAAAACTATCTATGGTACTACTAATTATGTTACTCAGTATATAAATGATCGCTTTCCTGACGCTCCTAAGTTTGATCGAGATAAAGTAAACGTTACTTCTATTGATATTGAGGTAGCTTCTGACGAAGGTTTTCCGTTTGTAGAGCAAGCCGCTCATCCTGTTATCTCTATCACGATGAAAAATAATATAGATAATATATATCGAGTATGGGGATTATATGACTACAATGAAGACGATTGCACAGTTGAAGGCGTTGACGCTATCCAATATATCAAGTGTAAGGACGAGATTGATCTTCTATTATCTTGGCTGGCTTACTGGCACGATCCAAAATATTGCCCCGATGTTGTTACTGGCTGGAACACTCGTCTATTTGATTTCCCATATCTCATTAACAGGGTAAAGAATATCATAGGCGGTGACGTCTATAAGAAGTTCTCTCCTTGGGGTATAGTAGATCAGCGAAATATTATGATGGCTCGTGGAGAAGTAATTGCTTACGAGATGGCTGGTATTCAGCAGTTAGATTACTATGATTTGTTTACTAAGTTCGGTTATACCTACGGTATGCAGGAGTCATATAAACTAGATCATATAGCGCATGTAGTCCTGGGAGAGCGTAAGCTCTCCTATGATGAGGCGGGGTCTCTGCATGGATTATACAAGACTAACTTCCAGAAGTTTATTGACTACAATATAAAAGACGTTCTATTGATCGAGAGATTAGAAGAGAAACTAGGACTGATTACTCTTGCTATGACTATGGCTTATAGAGGTGGAGTTAACTATTCAGAGACTTTCGGCACTGTGCAGATCTGGGACTCTATTCTATATCGTTTGCTATTCAAGCAGCAGATAGCTTGTCCTCCTAAGTTTAGTAAAGAGAAGGTTCCATATCCTGGAGCGTATGTAAAAGATCCTCAGACTGGTATGCATGACTGGGTAGTATCTTTTGACCTTAACTCTCTCTATCCTATGATTATTGTTCAGTATAATATGAGTCCTGAGACTGTTCTTCCTGGTAAAGAGCATCTAGGATTAGATCCTGTAGAGAAGCTCTTAGGTGATACTGATATTAATATACCTGATGGGACTACTATGGCTGCTTCTGGTGTTAAGTTTAGTAAAGATCAGGTAGGTATTATTCCTGCTATCATTAAGCAGTACTATGATGAGCGTAGACTTATTAAGAAAGCAATGCTTGATACTAAGCAAGAGTATGAGAATACTCCTACTAAACGTCTAGAGAATAAGATGACTATCTTAGAGAATCAGCAGATGTCTATTAAGATTCTTATGAACTCTTTGTATGGTGCTCTAGGTAATAAGCATTTCCGTTACTTTAATAATCACGTTGCAGAAGCTATTACTACTTCAGGTCAGCTATCTATTCGTTGGGCTGAGAATGCTATCAATAAAGAGATGAATACTGCTTTAGAGACTGACGATAAAGACTATGTGATTGCTATTGATACTGACTCGTTGTATGTGAATATGAATGAGATGGTTAAGAAGTTTAACCCTAAAGATCCTGTTAAGTTCTTAGATAAGATATGTCGTGAGCATTTCGAAGGTGTACTAGAGAAGTCATATGCTGTACTAGCTGATAAGCTTAAGGTTATGGAAAACCGTATGGAGATGTCTCGTGAGGTTATTGCTAACCGAGGTGTATGGATTGCTAAGAAGCGCTATATCTTAAACGTTCATAATAACGAAGGTGTGCAGTATGCAGAACCTAAGATGAAGATGATGGGCGTAGATGCTGTACGTTCTTCTACTCCTCAGGTATGTCGTGATAAGTTTAAGAAGATATTTAAAGTTATTATTGATGAAGGTGAGATTGCTACTCAAAGGTTTATTGCTGACTTCAAGAAGGAATGGAAGCAGCTTCCTCCTGAGTCTGTATCGTTTCCTAGAGGATGTAATATATCTAAGAAGAAAGACGGAGTACCGTTTACTTGGGCTGATAAGAAAACTATCTATAAGAAGGCTTGTCCTATCCATGTGAGAGGCGCTCTGTTATATAATCATTATATAAAGCAAGCAGGTCTAGATCAGAAGTATGAGATAATACAGAACGGTGAGAAGATTAAGTTTGTCTATCTTAAGACTCCT